GGAGGCCCGCGATGACCTCCCGTAAGGCTTTCAGCTCAGCGAGAATCTCATCCATTTGGGTCTTGGCGAAGTGGAACGTAGTGGAACGTAGCGTAGCGGAACGTAGCGTAGTGGAACGTAGCGGAACGTAGCGGAACGTAGCGTAGTGGAACGTAGCGGAACGTAGCGTAGCGGGGACTTAGGGGTGCGGAGTGGTCAAACGCCCATCCACCAAAACGCGACCCTTTTCGGGTTGAATCATATACATCTCAGATAAAATTTGAGCAGTTTCCGAGCGAATTTGTGCAGCGTTTTGGTAAACACCCGCAGTGTCTGACTGAATATCCGAAGTCTCTATATTAATCTCATTTGCCTGTGCGTTTATATCCGCAAATGCGTCGCTACTTTCCTGATCGGCAGTAGACCGCATAGACGCCGCATCTTGCTCACCCGTGGTGCGTACGTTCTCAGTTTCCAAATCCAGAGCCTCCTGCATTCGTATACTTTCACTCACGATATCAGCTGCATCTTGGATACCCTCGGCTGTGATACGAGCCGTTTCTATCGCCGATTCTCTTGCGACACGGGCAGCTTCCGCATCATCACGCGCCTTTAACAGCTGCTCTTGTGCGATCGAATCATCCGATTCCGCCTTCTGGAGTCTCGCTGTCGCAGCTTCAAGGTCTCTTGTCGCCAATATGACATCCGTCTCAGCCTTAGCCTTCTCGGCATCCGTCGAAAATTTTGTCGTCGCAGCCTGAAGTTTCAGGAGTTCTATACGTTCCTGTGCCTTTTCTAAGTCGGTCTTAGCGTTCTGGACCTCGGCTCTGGATGCATCAGCTTTTGCCTGAGCATCTTCTTCCGCCTTTAATTTTCGTCGCATCGCAAGTACAGTTTTTCGCGTTTCAGTCGCATCTTCTTTCGACTTGAAGTAATAAGCAGCAGCCCCACCACCAAGGATCAAAACGAGTAATACGGTCACTATGGCGACAGTGCTGATACGTACCATATCTACTTAGTACTGAGATTTTTTGTATCCTGATTAATGAAAATACCATGTCGAGTTAAATGATGATCAGTTGAGTTCATTTCACTTTTTGAATCACCATACGATAAAACAACTTGATCACCTTTACCGTAATTTCTTGTTGAGTAGAGTTTAATCGTGTCACCTTCAATTCTTATATCAAATTCGAAAGATCCGCCATCTGAACTTTCATCATGGTTTATCATATCAATAAATGGTAACATAAGTAACAAATTATGATCATGGTACCTGAATATGATTCGCCTAGATCTAACTAAATCTAGATATTTTTTCATGTACTGTGGGTAAAATTTATTTTCGTTCTTCTGTTTTTCTCTTAGATCATACGCCTTTTGGTAATTTAATTTCTCTATTTCGTCGTCACCCCAATCAGCGATCAGATGTGGTATCTTTGGTAAAAAGTTTATATATCCCTTATATTTACTGTTCCAGGTATCACACGCTCTCACTTTTTTTGCAAGGATATAATCTTCTTGTATAGTTGTAATATCAGGTCTCACCTTTTCACTGATACACGATTCAAGTGGTAACTCAATAAGCAAGTCACCAATTTGTATATCCTTAGTGGTATATAATCCCCTTAAATCTCCCCGGTATCCCACATCAACACCATCATATCGAACATTGTTGTTTTTACACCACATTTTGAATTTCATCGTTGTAAGCTGTTGACTTTTTAACAGCAAAACAACCACACAAACGATGATTAATACGTATATACCAACCATTTATATAAAACGCGATAATAATTTCTCGTTTTATACAAATGAAACTCGCTTACATTCTCTTCAGTTTTATTATCATATTCCTAATTGTCACTAGAATAAATAATTCAGGTAAATATTCGTGGAAAGAGTTCAATAAACATTTTGGTGATCTCGGAGGTCATGTAACATTTTACGATTTAACTCAACAGGTAGATGACGAGCAAAATTATAAAAGTTATAGGGAGTATATCCCATATTCGAAACTACTAAATAAAGAACATCGTGAAGAGAATTATACAGGTATGATAAAAATAGTCGAATCTAAATGCACACCAAGTGAAATGAAATTAATAAACTATGTGAAACCAGTTATAAAAAATAGTAATAGTTCCGAGACCATGCTACGAATTCAGACGTCTCCATGGTTATATAGTACACATTTTGATTGTTTCGATCAGTTTGTATATATGTTGTACGGTACTAAGAAGTGGTTGCTTTTTAATCTTACATTTGATGACATAGAAGAGGAAAAGAGGTTTTTAATTTCCATAGCCAATAAAAGTATAAAAGAAGTTTCGGAAATTTTGAATTCCAACGACATTTCTTATGAAACGCGAATAACTAAACCTGGTGATACCTTCTTTCTACCAGAGGGTGTATATCATCTAGTAGAAAGTGGTGGTCTGGATGGAACCATAATGGTTACTTCAGTTACAGATAAACCACAAAATAAACAATTAGTAGAAAAATTCGAGTACTTGTGGCCGAAATGGTTTCGTTCACATTAATTACTTACCCGGACGTGGATCAGTAGGTCCAGGAATTGCAGGGGTACTAACCGGAGCACTTGGGTTTCTAGGCATATCAGCCCCCAGTGTAAAGCCCGAACAGTCAATGTATACACGTTTGCTACTCCAGTAAGGGTCCCATGAACCCGCAATTCCCGAATTTGGGTAATGTCTCAATATCCTCGTTTGACCATCGGCCCTGTATACAGCACTACCCTGTCCTTTTCCGACATCATTGGCAATACAGGTCACGGCATTACCATTGACTAAAGTGTCTCCGAGATGACTTCCTTCACCAGTCGTGAAAGAAGTCATTTGATCATTCATAGGATCTGCACCCCTCATACCCTCGAAGAACGTTCTATTAGTTCCACTGTATTGATCATGTTGGAATATCCGAATCCATCTATTCCTTCCAATTTTCATCGAAGTTAATCTATCGTTAAACGCTCCCCCGACATTGGGATTGTTAGAATCCATCGATATTTCAGCACCCGACCAATTGTGCTCATATCCTATACTCTTAGTGGCATTTTCCAGCGTTTCCGCGGTCGCGAGTAGGGCAGCCTCTGTAGCCGCTTCGGCTTCCCCGCGTGCATCTTGAGCAACGCTGAGTGCCTGCCTCGCATCCGCGACCTCACCCTGTACGTCCGAAAGAGTCCCTTCTGCGCTGTCAATCTGACTATCGAGATCAGCCAAGATACCTTCCTTTTCTTCCGCCCAATCTCTGTCAGCCTTATCTATTTCACGTCGGATCTCTGCCGCTTCGGCATCACTTGTGGCCGCAGCCAGACGAGCATTGGCATCATCTATTATCTTCTTGCGATCAGCTTCACCACGCATAAGAACATCATCGGCATATGCCTGAGCAGCCTCGATGACCGCCTCTGCGTCGCTCTTAGCCTCCTCCAGACGAGCATTCGCCGCTATCAGGCGAGCAGAAGCCTCACCTTCAGCCTTCGTGACAGCCGCCGTGGCGTTCGTGATCGCAACCTCGAGAGCGCTGTCGGCATTCTGCTCGGCCATGTCGCGTTCAACAGCCGCCTTCTCAGCGTACGTTTCAGCTTCGTCGAGTCGCGAGATAGCCTCTTCAGCAGCCTTCTCCGCCTCGAAAACCTTTGTACGAGCACGTTGTCTCGATTCATCATCCTCGAATTCGAAACCTTCGAATTCGAGTTTAGCAATTTCCAATTGTTCCTGAGCCTTTTCAAGATCAGTCTTAGCAGCCTCAACCTGTAGATTAGCCTGTTTCTCAGCCTCGAGTGCCCGGACGGCCTCCTGGTATTTCGCTTCGAAATTTATACCAGTAGCTTCGATGATTTCTTCCTCATTCTTAGTGGTTGTGTAGAAGTACCCACCAACACCGGCAGATGAACTCAGACACAAACATATTAAAAGTATGACGATAAACATCATACCACCACCACCTGAGCCACTTTGGCGTGCCATGTTTATATAGTAATATGATATTTTTTATTCGGGACATCCACTGAATACATCCTTTTTAAGATCGACACATCCGATCGTTCGAATATCATCACTTTCCTTTTCCTCAAAATCATCAAAGGCACCTTCGGTATAATAAAAACACTTGTTTCGCTTATTTTCTTCGGGGTGTTTTTCGTTTCTATGTCCCCATACTGGGTACCCGAGTGAGATAGCTTGTTGCCTACAGAATTCGGGCGTTCCGTATCCATATGGAACGGGTCGCGGATCTTCTACGAGACCATTTTTGACGTACCCCTTAGCCCCGTACAGGTCTTCTGGTAATTTGGATTTGTATCTTTTTATCAAGTACGCCTCAACCTTAGCAATCTCGTTCAAATTGAGGAGACGGTTATAAAAAATTACCTCCTTAATTGCCCAATCACTCGAACCACTCTCGTAAAATGCACCCATATTGACTGTGATTTGAGATGTTGAATTGTAAACATTCTTATTCGTAACTCGGTCTTCCCCATAGGTTCTATACTTATTGGGGGCATCCGTAGCGATAACCCATGAGTGGGGACCATGGACAGATGTAGACGCCTGGGTGAGCCAATCCTTATGATGAGCTATACCCGTTTTACCGTTCCAAAAACCAGATAACCAATTATTATCTACACCGTCAAAAATACGGGATTTGGTAGGTCCGTCGTAACGAGCCACATAAAACATCGTGTACGCGTTATCAGGTCCAAACACTTCGATGGGGAATTTCAAACCAACCGTTTTGGAACCGTGTACATAATCTTCTTCGCGTTTCAAATCACCCTTTACGTCTAGAATGTGGTTTTCCATTGGAGATGTATCCGCCCACGAATTATTATTGTCGTTGAAACTATCGGTCGTGTACCGCCCAGAAAGACCTGATATTTCCTCGGGGAAAGCCCCCTCGACTGGTGGGGGTGGAGCTGCTGGTGGGGTATCCGAGCTCGCTGCCGATGTCGTCACCGGTGTGACTACAGGTGTCACAATGGGCATTGGCATCGGTGGTTCCGTCTTTATGAATTTATCCAGATGCCCCAGATAGTATGCAGCGATGATACCGGCAGCGATCAGGAACAAAACGATAAACGCAACAACCATCGTCTATATTAAGATGTAGATATATTTTTTTTCGTGATACATATTAAATGTCTAGACCTATCACGACCGTTCTGGTCGAATCACTCGTTATTGGTATCATGAACATTGTGCTCATCATGGGTCTCGAAAAATTAAATATTCCCATGGTTGCCCTGATCGCTGGTGCCCTCATCCACATCATCTTCGAATACACAGGTGGGAACAAGTGGTGGTGTACCCAAACTTACAAGTTGTAATGCACCCTCAAGTAGCTCTGCCTCTCTCGCATATCATCAATTTCAATCTCCAAATTCCTCTTCAACTCCATCGCTTCGTTCCGCCTAGTATCGATGCGATGGTTTTCGAACATCCTGTACTCATCATAAATTTTTCGTTCAAACTTCTTAGTCGTGAGTTCTTTTCGGTCAGCTGACGACAAGTATACCCAATTTGTGAGTCGCACATAGTTTTCAAATGTAACATCTTCCGAATCAACATCCTCAAAAACATTGATGTCGAAGATTGGTGTATGAGAAGTAAAATGTTTCAACGCAGCCACCCTCACCTTCTTGGTGATGCGTTGGATTGGCTTCAAAGCTGTAAGTAACCTCTTCGTAACTTTCAGGTCGGCCAGAAGTCGCCGAAGACACTCCTCATTCTGTGCCCACTCGTCGTACCATTCGGGGTGCCACGGTTCATCTTCCTCATCACTCTCACTCTCACTTTCAGAGTCACTATCAACGACAATGGGTTGGGAAGGAACTCGACGTTCGTTACGCTTCGGTAAGTTTTTGTGTACCTGCTTCAGGTTGTCACACATTTCCAAGTAGGTGCCCTCAGGGATCATCTTGGAAATGTCGTCCAGACATTGCATGAGATTACGGAGATTATCCATTTTTACGTATATTTTTGGTGTGTCAATTTCACTTAGGTTTCACTACATCAGCTAGGAGATACATCGCTGGGGGGACAGACACAGACCCCATAGTGGTCATGAATGCAGAACTCACATCTTCGGGTGTCCTGATTTCTCCATGTATAACCTTGGAAATGGAAGTCTCCATCAACTTGTCGACTGTCGTATCAATAGGCTTGATGATAAGGGGAATCGCAGCGAGTCCAACAAGTGTTGGTAGAAATTGGTGGTCATTACCTGCCATGTGAGCTGCCATGTTTACGATTACGCGAATGATTGAACCCGGCCAAAAAACTGACGCCAGCATCTGCCATGTCATGGTTTCAGTGGAAATTCTGAGAGTGTCTGTGAATTTGTCCTCTTCTTCGGCAGCATCAAACGCCTTCTGTCCCTTATCAATCGTGTCGAACATGACATAGGATGCGGCGACACAGTAGGAAGCGGGAAGACCCCACTCAGGGAGATACGATGTAAAAGCTTCACCAAGCTCATTCGCGTACCCCATGTACCGTAAGGAAGTTTCACGGTAAGGGTCGACATTTTTAGTTACCGTAGAATAAATTCTGAAACGTTTGTCGTTGCGTTTTGTATGTGTCGATACTGGCTTATATGTAGCTAATGGCTGAAGAGCTAACATTATCTTTTGAGAACCTCAAACCTTTATCTTACATCTCATCCAATCTATCATCAGACTGCTCCAACCATTCGAGTCTCTTTTCAATAGCTGTACGGTACCTGAGACGAAAGTCATTCTCTGTGTCCACAAACGCTCTACACATTGATTTCAAATCCTTTTCTGAAAATTCAATTTCAACTTCTTCATCACCGAGACCATTCATATAGCAATAATGTTTGATGACCCTCTCCTTCACCCTTTTCGTGATTCGTTTGACGGGTTGTGCATCCACAAGTTCCTTTCGTAAATAAGTTATCTGCCCCTGTATGAAATCACCGTCTATGTTGATAGCTTTATCGAAGTAATAGTCATAAAAATACCGAAAAGTCTCCGGCGTTTCACCAATGGGGTGTATCCTAAAATCATCGTAATTGAAGAAGTACACAGGATCCGCCCTCTTATTGTACGCATTCTTCAGGTGTTTACACAATTCGAGGTAGTCCCCCTCAGGCAAAACGTTTGAATGGCTGTCTATTATCTGCATGACTCGAAGCAAATCATCCATCCTTAAAGATACTGATTTTAATTTGTCTAAGTAACTTAACGAATGTATGACAAGTCTGAATGTCAAACTGGTGTGGTACATATAGGTTACGGTGCATTTCACCGAGCACACCAGGCCATGTACATAGATGAATATATGGAAAAGACTGGTGACCTTAGATGGGGCATTGTCGCTGTCAACCTCAGGAATGAAGGGTTTCGGGAAATTGACGACTATATCGTAAAGACCCCATCTGAGTACAAGGTTGTCAGGTCACATCTCGACTACATCGATTGGACGAAGAACAGAACTATCGCCAAACACATGCTCACTCTACCCAGTGTTCACCTCATCACAGTCACTGTCACAGAAAGTGGATACGCACCGGGGTCACCCCTCTTTGAGTACCTAGCATGTGGTCTCAGGAACCGTAAAACACCTGTGACCGTCTTGTGTTGTGACAATATCAGGCAGAATGGCCTCGCCCTCGAGACACAGTTTCTCGCATACCTCTATCATACAAACCAACATGAACTCGCTGTATGGATTCGTGAAAATGTCAAGTTTCCTTCGTGTATGGTTGACCGAATCACACCAAGGACGACAGACGCTCTTCGTCAAGATGTTGAAAGAAGGTTTCCGGGTTATGGTTACAACGCCGTTCAGACAGAGGAGTACAGGCAATGGATCATTGAAGATAAGTTCGCATCCGACTTTCCAGACTTGACTCAAGTTGGTGCTGTTATCACGAAGGACATTGAGCCATACGAAGAAACTAAGATTCGTATTCTCAATGGTGGACACACATCCCTCGCCTATCTCGGTGCACTCTCGGGGTACAGTACGTTCGATGAAGTCATGAATGACCCAATACATCGTCGTCATTTCAAACAACTTCAACATGAGGAGATTGTTCCATCTATTGGGGGTGAACTCCCCTTTGATATCTATGAGTACGTCGACAAAGTTGAGGAACGTTTCTCAAACGCAACCAATGTCGACGAACTTGATAGGATTTGTATGGATGGCTTTACCAAGTTTCACACTTTTGTGGTACCATCTCTTCGGAAGTGTCTCGAACAGGGAAAGAAACCTATAAACATCTACAAGGGGATTGCGGCATGGTACATCTATTCAAGAAGGTTTGCGAGAGGGTGTACAAAAATACGTTACAGTGAACCCAACTGGACACTCCTCGAACCACTCTTACAAGATGGAGCCGTTGATGCATTTGTTTCTAATGAGCGTCTATGGGGTGATATTCCAAAACAGTTTGTTACATTCACAAGAGACTTGAAAACTATTCTACTCTCTCAAACATACGAACATGAAATTGATTTACTTGTGAATGATTAACAGAAATGTGCACGCAATTTATCAACATGTTCAATCATAGTCTCCTCATCATCTTCACATGCCTGGCAAGGTGCGTCAAACATGTGACAGGTGTGTTCACCATTTTCAACCATCTCACGAACATCGGGATCGTGCATGATGTCGTCATCGTCATCGGCATCGTCAGGTTCTTTGCGTGTTACCTTTTTGGCTTCGAGCTCTTTGATACGCTGCTGAAGTCTCTTGATTTCTCTGTCAAAATCCTCTTCAGTCCAGTCATCAAACTCATTCGACATCTCAACGAAAATACCGGTGGGGAGTGGGTGTTCCATGTTTTCTTGAAAAATACAATGTTTTGATTCTACTTAGGTAACTTTATCTTCCTCAATTTAAAACGTACATTTCCATCCGAAGGAGGGAGTTGAATTGTACCATTTCGCATAGGTAAACGCTTACCATTTGAGTCAGAGGTCTCCATGATGTATAGAAAATACTCTTCGAAATATTTCCATTGAGCCGTCCTACGATTTGACTTGGGAACATACTCGTGAATCACTCCCCAGATAAACTTTTTAATGTATTCGAGACGTTCACGTGGGTCTTTGGGACCAGGTCTAAGGATGCCAAGGTCAGTCATCATGACGAGAAAGGACTCCATATAACAGAAGTGATGTTGGGAAAGCTCATCGTATTGAGAAATGATAAATGCCTCCTCCAACTTCTTTTGAGAAAGACCCATCGAATTCTTATTCTTAAAATTGGCAAACGACTGCGAAACAAAACCACCCGTGGGTTGTGGGTAACAACCATTAAGTGCTTTCATAGATAGTTTGTATCTACGACCGAGTAATGAACGGAGTGGTTCTTCGAAATCCGAATCTGTATCCGTCATTGAATCATAGATTACAGCCGTCTTATTGTCATGATTGACTTTAGCCATACCGTAATGCCCCGAACCATCCGGGTAAGAATGTTCCATCAAAATATATTCGATACCAGTGGATTCATTAGAGGTTGTGCGTTTCCTTTCCATCGTACTGGTCTTACGGTACGAAAATTTGAAATCTTTACCAGATTCTTTTTTGATGTCTTCTCCGAACCTTACAAAGAACCCATCTTCGTGAAGGTATTCCTTTGCCATCTCGGAAGCATCCTCTATAGCCATGAGATTACGAGCTCTCGCATTTGTGGTAATTCTGGATTCGATGTAATCGTTCTTATCAATTTCGGGGGTTTCCTCCTTGATTTTTAAAAGTTTGTTTCTGGTGGAAATATTCTTAATCAACTTGATGGGAACAAGTGACATTTTGTAATATGGTGAAATTAGTTTTAAGTTAGATGTGATGTTCAGCCCAAAGTTGTGTGTAGATTTCACAGAGTTTATGGTACGTCTCTTCCGAAAGATTATGTTTGGTTCTATCAACAATGAATTCCTCTCGAAACTTTTCGATGATAGTATCCATCGTGTAATATGAAAATATAAATTCTACACCCCACTTAGGTATGGAACATGTACGAAAGATAATGGAAATCATGGACGACGAGATGTTTCCAACGAAGAGAGAGTGGGTGTACGTGAAGATATGCAACGAACTCAAACAAATACACATACAATTACAAGAACTCACGAGACTTAAAGCACTACATGCACCAGGTACAATCGACCCTTCGGCGTACATAGAACCACGCACTTCAGCTAGGGTGGATCCGTCAGCACCACCGTTAGACTAACTCAGTCTGCGCCCATAGTTGTGTGTAGAACTCATACACTTTGCGATAGGTCTCTTCAGGTAAATTGTGTTTAGTCCTATCAGTGATGAACTCATCACGAAATTTCTCAATGATGTCATTCATAGAGTTCCCATCATCGGTCGCACTCCATTCAGCATGTAAATCTTGGAGAAATGCATTTAGGCCAGGGTGAGCGAGTTCTTCTTCGTCATCTGTATCGACCCATCGCCGAAGAAACTGATTTTCTGTGGTGTAGGTCATGGGTTCGTTCTGGTCAATGAGGAAAGGTGGAGGTTTCACCTTTTCTCGCAGTTCTTTGATGGTATCACAAAGCTCGAGGTAGTCCCCTTCAGGGATAACACTCGAGTTCTTGTCGACGAGGTCGATGATTTTGTGGAAGAGATCCATTTTGACTTGAAATTACATTCTTTCTACTGAACTTAGGTGTCTATAATGTCGCTGTGCGATTGTACCTCGGTGTACAAACCACATGAGTTCTTCGTATCCATACGTTTGAGTAAACTCTCTCCAATATGACTTGGTAGCTTCTCGAATTTGTCCAAAGATTCCAGCTTTTACTTTGTTTTCAGGGTCTTTCTCATGTTCGACGTAGGCATCTTGGAGAGCGTTGGTTGCCGTAATCCACGTGTAACACCTGTTGAGGGCATCCGAAGTCATGATGAAATCTTCACCAACCACATCAGGGGTCACGAGGAGGGTCCTCTCGCTCCGGTGGAGTTCTTTCATGATTCGACACATCTGTAGATAGTCCCCTTCGGGTATCAGTTCCGCATTTTTGTCTATGAGGCTCATTAAACTTTGCATGATTCATCTTGAAAATTACACACTATCGAGACTACTTAGGTTCATTTGTGATTTTGAACTTCCCTTGAAAAAGTTCTCAACACTCTCAAATTCTTCAAACAGTGGGAGGATATCATCATTCTTGTACATGGAGAGACGAACCTTATCAGTTAGATTTACAATTCGAGAGTACATGGTTTCGTCCCACTTCTTCTTCCTTACGAAGGACATTAGTCTGTTGCACTTCGTAAAGAGGACTTGGAGATTTTCACGGCGGTCGACAACCCTCTCAACTTCAATGTATCTCTTCTCGCCACAATCGTTGACAGCTTCAATCAACACTGGTTTAATAAAGGTAGAAGCTCTCGGGGCAAAGAAGTCGACGACAGTCTGGAATAGGTTGGACATTTCCTGGGAGTGGGTGGAGGGTCGATGGGTTGGGTACAATACAGAACTTCGTCCCAGATAAGACGCTGGACGTCTGGACAGAGAGCTTCAGTCGCCCGAAGGAAAGTGATGCGGTACTCGTCGGTAACAAGGGGGAAGTGGTATTCTTTCATTCTTGCTTTTCATCCTCGGATTCCTCTCCACTTAGGTTTCTTTCAAGTCTCATTTGCTCGAGTTGAACATCCAGGAATACTCGAGTCGGTGCATCCCAAAGAGCCATTTTGAACCATTTGTAGGTCGATTCAATGTAGTATGGCCCCATCCCAATCATAGTATTGCAAATCGCTGTAAAGAGCATCTTTGAAATATCATGGTTTTTTCTTTTTATATGAGTTCATCAGTTTACAAAAGTCCCAAATCCCGTATATAAAAAGACTTCCTGTGAGAATAATCGTATTCCTCGCAATCGGTGGAATCATATTTACAGTAAGCACCCCTGTTTTATATCCTTTGTCTTGTCGACACATGTGGTCACCCACCCAGTCGCACCCTGTTTGTACGAATACGAGTCGCTTTGGGGATACGCCCTGCATGGCGTCTCCGCTTCGGTGTTGAACGCGACAGACAAGACACTTTCCTTGTATTCCTCATCGAAGTCAACTTCATTCAGCCTCTTGAGACAACCCTGAACATCGGCAATCGCTTCATCATCCTCAGCGGGACCATATTCCCTGAAGTTGTCGGGGTTGCTCCCAAAGTTTCCTGGTAAAATGAAACCGGTAACATCGGAATCGACAATATTAACAAGACCAGTGGAGATAATCTCCGTGACGCTCACATCACTCTTCATCTTGTCACCATCATACCCAAAAAAGTACTCCTTGTCGTCGTTGTTCGTGTACGACATCGCATAATTGTCACCGACTGGGGTAAACTTAATCTTATAATGATAAGTGGTAGGTTTAGAGGACCTGTACCCAAACCCATTGTTGGAGTACTTGATGTATTTGTTCAACCCCATAGAAAACATGAAGTATGTGTTATCCGCACCCTCAATGGGCTCCAAGCGAACCATCATCTCGTTGGTCCTGATACCGGATTTTTCAATCCTGAAACGCTTATCCTGTTCCATGGGAACGATAACCGCACTTTGATCGTTTCCCGTGACAAGGAATTTATCACCGGCGAGGGGGTGAGATCCCACAGGCTCTTTCACTTCGACAGGTTCCTGGACCATAGCGGGTTCCTGGGCCGCAGTGGGAGTCGGCATGGGAGTAGGCATAGGAGCGGGAGTAGGCATAGGAGTGGGAGCTGGGGTGGGAGTTGTAGTAGGCATCTTGAATCCATTGTTGGTGTACCAATACGCACCCGCGGCTACCGCGGCTACAATGATGATGATGAAGATAATCCTCCTATTCATAATTATAATACGGCAACTTTTTTTTTCGGGGGATATAACAGAATGTCCCCTGAAGATATACCGAAAAAAGTTCAATATGTTATGTTGGATTCAAAATTTGTGAATGGGACGAATAATACATTCTCTCTCGATCTCACTCTCGAATCAAATACACATGTTGAGGATATGGGTAGGGTCATGGGAATCAAGATGGTTGATTTCTATATCACACAAGTTGGTGAAAATAGTTCTAACCTGAATACGGATATCGCAAAATTTGTAGATATTGTTTGCCCTGAAATTCCTAAAGTGGCACAAATTCTCGATGAGCGACATGGACAAGTTATGGCTCGTGTTCCACTGGAGCGACATTTCACTGGAAGTAATGGAATTGTTCTGAGAGATAAACAAGCGAAAATTTTTCATCGCCATCAAAATTATTTCAATCCAATTTCTATAAAAAAGTTGAATTTTGAAATTTTTGAACAACAAGATGATGGTGATTATGTAAAACTTCAACCTGATGCGAAATGGTATATGATTTTAGAAATCACAACGGTAAATGTCAAAGAAAAACCCAAAGATCGCGAACTTCAGATTCTTCAGGCACTCGAAAAACTTTTGAAAAAAATTGATACACTCAACCATAATGTTCAGAAGTTACCCGATAAACCTCCAGATGAAAAACCTAAAAAGTTTTCATTCGGTCTCCTGGTAGCATTACTCGCTTCACTTTTTGGTGGATTTATTTGGTGGGTCAATAAAAGTTCTGCGTAAAAAGTATGGGAGGTAGAAAAAAACAACGCATCTCATCATCTTGTGATACCGAATATTTCGAGGAAGAAATGGAACTCGAAGAAGTGCTTCCAAGTGTAATTCCAAAGGGTGACAATCAGAGAAATTACAATCGAGTCCTCTACAGTATCAATAAACCCATGATATTCGCCGTGGGACCTGCGGGGACAGGAAAGACGATGTTAGCGTGTTGTGCCGCCATACATGGGTACAACGACAAGACATATAAACGGATTGTATTGACTCGCCCAGTCGTCTCCGTAGAGGAGGACCTCGGGTTTCTACCTGGTACCATGGAAGAGAAGATGGATCCATGGACAAGACCCATCATGGACATCTTTGCCGAATATTACACACAAAATGACATCCAATACATGATCAAAGAGAAAATCATCGAGATATGCCCCCTCGCCTATATGCGTGGAAGAACCTTTAAGGATGCCTTCATCATCGCCGATGAAATGCAAAACTCCACTCCTAACCAGATGAAGATGCTCCTGACCCGTATAGGTGAAGGTACAAAAATGGTCGTGACAGGTGACCTCAAACAACATGACAGAAAGTATGAAGAAAATGGTCTCAAGGATATATGCGAACGTATCTCAGGTAAAAACCATAAACGCATCGAATATATCCAGTTTGAGTTCAGGGATATTGAGAGAAGTCCCCTCGTTCGGGACATCTTGGAAATTTACGGAGACTCATAGGCATCATCACCATATAAATCCTTGATAATCTCGATGACATCTTGAGCATCTTTATGAGCCGACTGAGTGGAACGCAACATCCACTTCGCATGCCTCTTAATCTTCTGTTCAGCCTCCTTGTGTTTCTTCAGCTCCAGTTTCAATTTTTCAACTTCGGTCATTTCAGGTTTCACATGAGAAGCCGCTTTCACAATGATAGGACGCCTGGGTGTCTCGGGGGAATATTGACGCCAATGCTTTTCACCTGTGTTATAAATACGTAATGGGGTAACAGCCAGCATGTATTTATAATAAGAGTTACAACTTTATATTCGTTTAAGCGGTTACAACCTTCTTCTTGGCAGGGGCCTTCTTGGCAGGGGCCTTGGTAGACGCACACTTACATTCACAAGCGGGACCGGCGGGGCCAGCGGGACCGGCGGGGCCAGCGGGACCGACTGCACCAGCAGGGCCAGCTGGGCCGGTGGGTCCTCGGGCACCTGTAGAACCCTGGGGGCCCTGGGATCCTGGTGTGACCGAACCACTGGTACCATTAGCATCAATCATCCTGAGAAGGAGACTGTAAAGACGTGTCTTATCGAGACGAGTGCGCTTGAGTTCAGCTTCGATCTCTGTGCGTAGAGTATCCATCATGTATATATAAAGGTAAGATTATCTTTAAATCAAATGATCGTGATCGGTCCTGCACTGAATACAGGTATAGGTCATCATGCAAAAAAGTATGTGAGATTATTCCTCCCGGATTCTCAGTATTATGTGTTTGGAAGTAAACTCCCTGAGAGTGATCACGGTCTCGTATTTTCTCTTCCGATCCGGGATCATCTAGAGTACATTAAATACGCGAAGACCCAGGTAAAAAACCTCGCCTGTATGACCGTATGTGAAACTGAAACGGTCCATGAAGATTATGGTCTCATCATGAAAGAATTTAAGAGGGTAGCTGTACCGAGTGCGTTTTGTAAGCGTGTCTTGTCGAAACAATTTCCCGATAACGAATTCTATATCATCCACGCGCATATCCCACAGCCCCGTGAAAAGCCATACACGTTCTATCACATCGGAAACATCATGGATCCACGTAAAAAGTTCCGAGATGTTCTTCAGGCGTTCATTCGCCTGAATGAACCCAATACACGACTAGTCATAAAGGCCACCGCCAAGACCGACGTACATATTCAACTCCCTCGAGTTGAAGTTATTAATGGATTACTCAATGATGAAGAAATGGATCAACTTCATGAACGCTGTGACTGTTACGTAAACTTCTCACATTCGGAAGGTGTAGGTATGGGTGCAGTCGAAGCCGCACTTCGGGATAAACCAGTCATTATCACAGAGTATGGTGGGGCATCTGAATATATCAAGACACCCTACACGATCGAGTGTGGACTTCAAGAGTTGGAGAAGGATGATTTCCTCTTCAAAAAGGGTATGGTTTGGGGAGACCCAAACTTTGACCAACTCTTGGAGTACATGAGACATGCGTATGAGAATCGCGTGCGCGTGATGGATCACGAACACACGAAGAAATTAGTGGGGCGGGAGAGTGTTTTAAAAGAGTTCATCTTGAATGTAATTGGTGGCGAGAACGATAAGGCCAATGAGGATAGTACCACTCATCATTGAATCCTTTTCGGCGATAATCTTCATGACGAGATCGTCAACAACCTGTATACCGACAGGTTGTTTAACTATGCGAGGTACGAGAGTATTGATAGTGATGTAAAGTGCCATCGCTATTATTACAGGTCTAAGACTCTCCTGGTCCAACATCATCTTTCTATTAGTCGTGGATTTTAATTTTGCTCACGTCAACTTTTGCTCCGAGGGTAGCGTTCTTTACGCTATGCTTTTTACAGTAGTCACCACACACAGCCTTGAAAGAACAGGGTTTTCCAGTCATCGTCGTCGCACAGCAAATTTTTTTGGTTGTTCGCTGTTCGTTGACGACATCGGGTGGTTTATCAATCACGACAATTTGTCTAGAATCTTTCTTCTTCTCGTGCTCGAGATACTTCTTCTTCATAATCCAAGTCGCATTTGCGAGTTGGAGACATCTCTCATCTGGTTCGCTGATGCGGTACATCTTAGTCGCATCAGCGAGGCAGCGCTCCCACATGGTATCACGGATGACTTCCATTTTTGTTTCTTGTGTTTTTGAAATGGGAAACTTCACTTAGGTTTTTCATGCAATTTCGGAGAGGTACATGTCGACATGTCCTTCAAAATCTGGGAACTTATCGACAGTCTTCTTCGTCACCATTTCTTGGACATTCATGATATGCTCCTTGAATTTCCGGACATCTATACCCGTGGCATTATGAATCTGTGTGTCTGTGGCGATGTTACCCAGAGCGTGGAGATGTCCGACAGCATAGTTCGCATGACGAACAGACAATACGAGTGAGGAATCTTGTTGAGCTGTGATGGCGTATTGAGCCGCCTGTTTCACCATCTTTTCAATAGAACTTTTGGTACCCCTCGTTCGGTTCTGCATGATGAGTATGAGAACCACGATGGCTATGAGCAAGTAGAAGTACATCTCGCTTCTTACTTTACCTCGAGAAAGTTTTGACAGTCCTGCATCGTCTTCACATGGTCACCTTCATCGTCTCTAACTCGGGTAAAAACGTCGTATAGGTTATTGACATCGCCGTAGTAGTTTGAAGCTACAGCTGGTGGATGTTCGAGTGAAAGACTCGTCCCGTTCTGTTTGAGGAATTCGTCGTAGGTATGATATGCGTGTTCCTCAACCTGTTCGGAGAGATTGTACGCCATCCTCGGTGACACCACATACAAAAGACATGTTAGCCAGTAGTATGCGAATGCTGTGTGCTGTGCGAAAAATCGGTCCACAAAGCGCTCGTCACCACCCAGGTCTTCCATGATGAGAAGGTGGTGGTACTCATTCATGGTCTGAGCAAAGTGTGTCTCCAAGAAGTCAGCCTTCCGCCACACACCGAGGGGTTCATAGAGGTGTAGAACTGAGACAAACGAAAAGTAAGGGACGCGGGCGACCGTCTCAAGGACATAGAAACGGGCATAGTCCCGATCCTTGTAAACCCTATCGATAACATTCACAGCCGACTTGACGACAGCCTGATTGATACGCTTCTCAAACCTACGAGCAGTGTTTACGTGGGGCTTGACGGAGGCGAGGGTGAGCATGCTATACATAATTACCAGATTTTTAAGCAGGATGAAAGTTAAAGGGTTATTTTATAATAAGATTATGACCACCGTTTACGCATTGACAAACCCGTCATTCCCTGAAATTAAGATTGGATTTTCTAGTAATATACAACAACGTTTAGGTGTTTTGAATTCTTCGGTTCCAAATCGTTTTAGTGTTTACTTTTCACGAACGTATCCAAACGTGACCATTGCTCGACAAGTGGAATCTAGAGTACATGAGAGATTTAGAGAATATAGGGCTAGTAACGGTGAATTTTTTCACATTGACCCAGAAGAAGCCGCACTCGAATTGTATCACGTCGGTAACGATGTCATGTCTCAAAATAACCTAAGTGATTCATGATATACTCAAATGTAAGTTATAATGAAACTCAAAGATCTCATCAAAAATCTCATCGGCGAAAATATCATCAATGGGGGCATTGGTGTGTTGGAACTGAGATATGGGAATTGTGTTGCTGTAGAATTCGACGTAACGACGCAGGGTGACTTGAAGATACGACACCGTAAGACGAGAGAAGAACACAACCTACTGCAGTCTACTGGGCTTAAGGGGGTGTATTTCTACAAAGCTAAACCCCTGTTTCAATATGTTGAAATTTACAGAACCGAACTAGCTCTCAAAATCCTAAAACTGGAACAGAAGAGACTTTCCAAGGTGGTTGAGAATTCGAATCCTATTCCAGTTGGCATGGCAGCTCACGCGAACGGGTTTTTTATGACCCTGGACGAATTTGATAATCTCGGCAAAGAGACAACTGAAAAAGCCCTACGTGATTTAAAAATGCAAGCCTCTCAGACTGAAAAGACACCCATCGAAGTTGGTTCGGTGTGGAACCATGTCAGCAACAAAGGTGCAGTTTCTTCTGTAACGGTCAAACAAATACGTACACGAGACGATGGATCTCATCTTATCAACTTACTTTTGAATCCGTTAAGCGCTAAGAAACCGCGTGCGCGCACGGTATGTGACTCGAAAGTGAATCAAAGCAAGACATCTTATGAATTAACAGGATACACACAAGAAGCGTCTTGTGAATGTAATCACTGTTACGAGAAGTATATGGGAAGACAGTGGTCCAATAACCTCCGTGAAAAACTTAAGACTGCAATCTTACACGGAACGAAGTATAACAAGTATGAACCACTACTGGGTGCACCACGCGATGTGGTGATAGATCACCTCATGACGGATCTTCGAAATCGACACCCTAACTGCGAATCACTGACTTTTGAAGACGCGATGAATGGAAAGCATTCTGTCAAATTCCAAATCGATGAAATCATTCCACGCGCGGAGTTCCAAAAGAGTGTAAATGTTAACAAGGTGGATGAATGGACACGTGTGTTCAATTTTAAAAATATCCAACTCTTGACACCGGAAAACAATTACGGAAAGGGTGGACATGTTCAGCGACCGGAAGATTGGGGTGTATTTTACAAGATATTGCCGACTGAAAGTGCAAGGCATGTGATCACCGAGTCCAGGTTATCTTGGATAAAGCGGCGAGCTAAAAAAGGACTAGACATTCTCGAAGTTGAGCGAGAATTCTGTGAGATATACAAATAGAACCTAAGTTAAAAGTTAAACTTGTAATACATCCAAGAAAAGTATGGAATCAGTTCAAAAACTCACCCATATCGAACACGTTCTCAAGAGACCTGACTCATATGTCGGTCCAGTTGAATTGGGTACAGAACCTTACTGGATTCTCACTGGTGACAAGTTCTCCAAGAAGAACCTCAAGTACTCCCCAGCTCTCTTGAAAATTTTCGATGAAATCCTCGTCAACGCCATCGACCGCAACTCTCTCCATCCCAAGCAGGTCAGTTCCATTTCCATTGCCATCGACAAGGATGTGGGTTCCGTGACCATCGAGAACAATGGTCCACTCGGTGGCATCGGTGTTCGTATGCATGAGAAGGAAGGTCTATGGAACCCAGAACTTGTCTTTGGACACCTTCTCACAAGTACCAACTATGATGATACCCAAAAGCGTATCGTTGGTGGTCGCAATGGCTACGGTGCCAAGTTGGCGAACATCTACTCGAGTGATTTTTCGATCGTTATCAAGGACCATGAGGCAAAGCAGATGTACACCCAATCTTGGTCAAAGAATATGACTGTCTGTGATCCCCCAAAAATCAAAAAACATTCGGGTGCTACGTCATCTGTAGCCATCACTTTCACACCCGAGTGGAAGAGGTTCGGAATGTCCAAAATGGACGATACCATCTACAGCATCTTCCAGAAACGAGTTTGGGATGCGAACATCTGTACCACTCAAAACTGTAAAGTGAAGTTCAATGGAGATGTCCTCCCCAAACAAAACTTTGAAGCCTATGCCAAAATGCATGAAGGTGTTGATCAGGTTGCATCTGTATCCGGAGACCGCTGGTCAGTGTGTATCGGACCGTCTGAGAATGGTCTCGAGCAAATCTCTTTTGTGAATGGTCTCTGTACTATGAAGGGTGGTACTCACGTCGATCACGTGGCGAACATTGTCGCCAATGGAATCATCGAGGATATGGCCAAGAAGATTAAACTGAAACCTCAACAGGTGAAGAATGCCTTTACGATCTTTGTAAAGGCAACCCTCGAGAACCCCAACTTTTCCAGCCAGGTGAAGTCTGAGTGTACCTCCAAGTCTCCAGACTTTGGTTCAAAGTTTGAACTCCCCAAGACATTCGTCAAGAATGCTCTCAAGACTGGTATCGCTGATGAACTCCTTGCACTCTCGAAGTTTAAGGAGATGAAGGAACTCAAGAAGACTGATGGAGCCAGGAAGTCCAAAATTACTGGTATCCCCAAGTTGGATGATGCGAACAAGGCTGGTACGGCACAATCTTCTAAATGTACACTCATCGTCACAGAGGGTGATTCAGCAAAGACCCTCGCGGTCGCCGGTCTCTCAGTGGTGGGTCGAGATCACTATGGTGTCTTCCCCCTCCGTGGTAAGTGTAAGAATGTGAGGGACTCTTCAGTTGCACAGTTGACCTCCAACCAGGAGTTCAATGACCTCAAGAAGATTTTGGGTCTTCAACAAGGGAAGGAGTATACAAGTGTTTCGGAACTTCGCTACGGTCGCCTCATGATTATGACGGACGCAGACAATGATGGGTCTCATATCAAGGGTCTCATCCTCAACATGATTCACTACTTCTGGCCCAGTCTTTTGAAACTGAACTTCGTCGTTTCGATGGTGACTCCAATCATCAAAGCTACAAAGGGTTCTGAGACCAAATCTTTCTACACTGACTCTGCTTTCAGAACATGGTATGGTTCAGGGAAACAGGGGTGGAAAATCAAGTACTACAAGGGTTTGGGTACTTCTACATCAGCCGAGGCTCGTGAATATTTCAAGAAGATTCAAGACCTCACTGTGAAGTTTGATATGGATACGATGACTGATGACTCAATCGTTCTTGCTTTCGATAAGAAAAAGTCTGATGCGCGGAAGTCTTGGCTCCTCGAGAGTACTGCCAAGGCGGCTGGTCAACTCGAGGTGGCCTATGGTGATGTGAAACAGTTGGATATCACTGACTTTGTACACAAGGACTTGGTGAACTTCAGTCTTGCAGACCTCAAACGTTCCATCGCTCATGTTGCAGATGGACTCAAGCCTTCGCAGCGTAAGGTGATGTACTCATGTTTCCAAAAGAACTTGACTGCAGAGATGAAGGTTGCCCAGTTGGCAGCCTATGTGGCTGAGAAGAGTGCCTATCACCACGGCGAGGTTTCCCTCGCAGATACGATTGTGAAGTTGGCGAATGACTATACAGGCTCCAACAATGTGAATCTCCTAGAGCCTTGTGGGCAGTTTGGTACACGGCTCATGGGTGGTAAGGATGCGTCCCAGACGAGGTACATCTTCACGAAGTTGACCAAGGAGGCGAGAAAGTTGTTTGACCCCAAGGATGATGCTATCCTCAATTATTTGGATGATGATGGGCGATCGATCGAACCAGACTTTTACATGCCCACCCTTCCCATGGTTCTGGTAAACGGGACGGAAGGGATTGGAACGGGATTCAGTTGCTATGTACCCCCATTCAACCCGGACGACATCAAGGAAAATATCAAGCGATTCCTGAGTGGTGAAGAGGCTGTACCCATGAAGCCGTGGTTTAGGGGTTTCAAGGGTAAGGTGTACAAGGATGAGAGTGGTCTTTGGATAACTGAGGGTACATACAGAGACACTGGTTCCAGACTCAAGGTTACGGAACTTCCACCAGGTCGCTGGACGCAGGATTACAAGGAGTATCTGGATACCCTCATGGAGAAGAAGATGATTACCAACTACACGAACAACAGTACCACTGAGGATGTTGACTTTGAAATCTTTGGGTACTCGGGGAAGGACTTGATGAAAGACTTGAAAATGAGAAAGACGTTCCATGTCTCAAATATGCACCTCTTCCATCCCACAAAGGGTATCCATAGGTACACAACCCCCGAAGAGATTCTTCAAGACTTTGTGGAACTGAGACTGGAACACTATAAGAAGAGAAAGGCGCACCTCATCAATGTCCTCGAAAAGAGAGCCGAGATGTGTAGTCTCAAGTCAAGGTTTGTGACGATGGTGATCGAGGGGAGGTTAGTCGTGTTCAGAAGGAAGAAGGCTGAACTCGAGAAGGAGATGTCTGCGACATTCCCGAAAATTGATGGTTCGTGGGACTACCTCCTCAACACGAGGACTGTGGAATACACGGAAGAGCGCGTCAAGGCACTCATGGATGAAGCGCGACAGGCAAATGTCGAATTGGAGCGTATGCTAAAAACGAGTCACATCACGATGTGGAAGAATGATATTAAAAATATGTGAGCAGTAAGTAGATATGGGTGAGGCTGCTAAAATTTCCCTCAAAGCTATTGGAAAGCAGGATACGCACCTCCTTTCCAAAGACCCAGACGAATCATTCTTTAATTACGAGTCACAACGACACTCAGAGTTTCGAAAATACCATCGGTCTCGTAAAGTTATCAACAATGGAAACATCGCCGGGTGGCCATTCGCACAAACTATTAAAGTGCCATTCAATCCCACAAATATGGGTGATCTCTTGAGTAATATGTGGTTGAGTATCACGATACCCGGTATAGCGAATGGAAATTATGCTGACCAATTGGGGCGACACATTCTCAAGAGTGTCACGATGTTCGTGGATGATATTGAAGTTGAAAAGATTCATGATGATTGGGGAATTATTTACGATGACTTGTATCTAGAAATTTCCGAAAAGGTGGCGAATAGGTTCCTTGTAAATAGAAACATAGGGTACGACGAATCGAGTCGAAACGAAGAATATGCACGATCGAGTGCCGATCTTGTCATCCCTCTCCACTTCTTTTTTTCCAGAAAGTATGCAAGTGATGAATATTCATCCAACAAACCAAATCGCCCCTACTTTCCCGTGTGTGCGATCCATCGCCAGAAGATTGAGTTTGAACTAGAGTTTCATCCACAGACATTTTTTACAAATTTTAATGGAACATTGTCGCTACCTGTATTCGACATCATCACAGAAGAGATTACTGTCAGTCCCGAAGAGAGAAATTACCTCGCAAATGAAAAGCAGACACTCGTGACGGATCTTGTGAAGAGACACTCATCGGCAGTAAACGAGGTTGGTGTCTCAACGATTGTGAACAATCTCGTACCAAACATCCCAGTCAAATGTATTCATTGGTTTTTACGAAATACCGATTACGAAAATGCGAATGATGCGATCGGTACGTCGAGTTTAAACGAACGCATGTTGTTCCAAAATCGTTTCAATTTTTCTTCAAACGTAAATTTCGATGACCAACAAACATTTTTCCATCCCATCATGGAGTCTGCAAGTTTTCATATCAATGGTAATAGACTTCCAAACGTGACCAATACAAATCACGCATATTTCAAATATCTCGTACCGTTCAGGAACAGGTTAGCTAGGCCAATTAGAAATATTTATACGTATAGCTTCTCGATGAATCCGATTAATGTGGAACCATCGGGGAACTTGGATTTTAGTCAGATACAGTCAGATAAAACGAATATAGAAGTGAAACTCGGGGGTGCGTTAGTTGACGTAAACACAAACACGTACTCTTTGAATATGTACTACACTGGATACCAGACATTTACATTTGACCGTGGTTTCATGTCACCTGCCTAGTGAACAATTTAGTCTTGTTATTACTGATGTACTCGATAATATTATTCTTAATACACCATTTGATGAAATTCAACTGCGCGAGCGTCGTATGGATTTCATGATATGTCCCCGGAACGACGTATGGAAACTTTTCTGATCGACAAAATGGATCAAATAATTTTTTGCTGTATCCATCTAGACTTGATTTATAGGCACAGTGGACGGTAAACAATTTACCATCTCGTGTCGTAAATGAAATATGATTCTTCTTCGCATAGTTGGTTATGAACCATTCGAGGTTTCGTAGAGAAATACCACTCGATTTATCTAGGATGTTTAATAATTTAGATCTGTTTTCCTCTGTACTATAAAATGTGTTTATGGATGTTAGTAGGATATCAGTTTTACTCATTACCAATCATAGTACCCAAATCTATAAGCTCGTTCGAATATACACATCCCGGACAATCTTTCACATACATCAATTCCGGACTATGGTTATGACTATGATTTCTAGAGAGAGACGTATGGTTCAGGCGATTTATTTGTGTCGCATGATGCCTACAATAACCATTATGAATACCCTTGAATGTACACCGCCTTCCATCCGTTTTTGTCCCCTTGCAGATTGTTCCAGAAAACGTCTCGGGTATATCCTTAAGAAGAAGATCTTTTGATATGCCGTGTTTTTTTGAAATGATGTCAACGTATTCATTCATCATCGCGACGAGTCGTTGATTGATTTCTTCGTCAATGAGATTGTCTATCTTGTCATATCGGCTCATATCTTACTGTTAGTTTGTTCGTATTTTTTAAATAGGTCTTCAATCGTCCCCGCCCTGGCTCCTTTAATCCTTTCGCGCAATTCCACAGCCGTCCCAGAGTCGTCGAGACCATGCTTCTTACACTCTTCCACGAGTTGATCCTTTTTCATACTGCTGAGTGCCGGTCCAGTCTTTTTCTTTTTTGGTTTGTGCTGCTCGAGAATTTCCCCGAAAATATCCTGTTTGACATTCTCGTATAACGGATCGAGGAGATCACACACCGGATTCAAAAATTTGTTCTCGAAATAGTACAAATAGTCTACAGGTATATTGTTTTCCTCGACGTACTTGGGATCTTCAGATTTCTCAAACGCTTTCGCCTTTGGATCGTCCGTCTTAGTCAGCAAGTACGGAACACGGTCTCCCGATTGCGGTTCCGAACCTGGTTTACGTTCACGCATTTTTACGACAACCTGAACATGTGACTGGTTGATATTTACACTCTCGGGGCTCGTCACAGAAACGGGTTCCCCCTTAATCTTGTATGTATCAGACAAGGATTGACTCAGTACGAGTTTATCATTCGGTATGTCTCCAGACAGGAGTTCGATCGCACGCTCTTTCGCCAGCTCTTTTGGTGGACCTGGATCACTCGATGTAAGTACAACATCGAGAAGTTCCTTGCACACTTCTCGCACATGGGGTGTATTGTCTCTGCGAACAACCTGGAGTCCCTTAATATCCACATAATCCATGTGCATCTGATCATCCTTTCCCTTTGTCCATAACTTGGCTGCGTACCGTTTTTTGGAGTATAAGAAATAGGGCCAGTACACCTTCTCGAGTTCCAGATTGTTTGGCTTTTTGAACAGAGCGGAACACTCTTCCGCTGCGCGTTCACCGATTTCCCAGCTGTACCTGACAGCCTCTTCACCTTTTCGGTCACCCACGTCAAACTCTACCATGACCGAATCCGTGTCGCCGTACCGTACCTTCGCCCCTGGAAAGTTTGCCTCTACGTAATTCTTCGTCTCTTCAATCATACCACGACCACGACATGTCGTCGTAGATGCGATCGGTACACACGGAAGAATACCCTTACCCGCACCCGTGAAACCGTAGACAGAGTTCATCGAAACCTTGTACGCCAGCTGCTTACCGTTGTATACTTCTTTCATGGACCCCGTCGCAGCTGCCATATCCTTCTTCGCCTTTTTGCGAAATTGTTTAAGTTCGAGGAGAATCGCGGGTAAGAGACTCGGTACACCTTGTGCGAACTTGTACACCTTGTCACCAATTTTAAATGTCTCGTATGTTACACCATCAATATTCCCATAACGATATTCATCCATCACCAAAGTTGAATAGCAAAGGTTGTGTGCCATCATGATGGATGGGTACAGGGCTTCAAAATCAAGCGCTGTGATTGGGGTGTAGTACGCTCCCTTTTGCGCTTCCAGGACGGTCGCACCTTCATATGGCTCTTCGGGAAGAGATCCATACTTGATTGTGGGTACCATGTATCCCAGTTCTCGAGCTTTTTTCGTCAGCTGACTGAAAACCTTAATTTGCTGCCCTCTTTCGACGAGGAAACAGAGAGGAACCCATGTCGCTTTCGCCATCTCCAAAAGGTTGAGAAGTGTACATAATTTTTTCAGGAGTTTATGCGGAAGTAGAGTATCCTTGATACAATACTCAGCAACTTCACCCAACTTTTTTGGGTCACCTTCCTTGTATCGAGCAAACATCTCCTTCGGTGACATATCAATTTTCTGGTCTCCTAGGTACAGCTTTGAAACTTCATTTAGTTTATAAGAATCCAGTTTGTATCCTTTCTTTACTTCATGAAACATATCGAAGATGAAACGTCCAGACATGGGAAGAAGTTTGAGAAAGTTATCACCGAGAGCGCTCGAACTCAACTTTTTCAGTAAGAGTTCACTAGGTGGTTCACGTAACTTACCCAGATTGAAAAACTCCTCATTACAGTTTTTCAAGAGAGCTCGTTTGTAAATATACTCAAGATCGAACCCGAAAATGTTCCACCCTGTAATGATATCCACATCCTTCTCGTGAAGATATTTTTGGAACGCTTCGAGCATTTCACGTTCGGTGTCGAAACTTGTGACGTCAGGTCCCTCTGTTTTTTTGTAACACAGACACGTCTTCTCATATGGTTCATCACTTCCGAACTTACAAAGTGAAACGGCAATCTGGAAACACGCATCATCTAAAACATCAGCACTTGGAAATTTTCCCGTCGAGCTGTTACACTCAATATCAATCGAAGCCACCACAAATGGGGCAATATCGTCACGGTTTACTGGTTTCAGAGTTGACCAGTCGTTACACCAGAGATCGATATCTACTTTTGCGAGATGTGAACGAACACACTCACCACCAGAGTCGAGCCATCCAGTCGACTGGATCCCGGTACGATGCATGAGCCTCAGGACGGGATCGAGGTTTGCTTCATATACGTGATACCTTCGGAAATCGCGATTGTACGCAAACACCGAATTGACCTTTCTACGATCTGCGAGAGTCTTGAAATTGAGACGCATGTATGCAAATTGTTCATTATTTTGAAAACCCCATACATCCTTCTTCTGAGTCACACTATACCCAGTCACATGGTCCGGGCGAAGTTTGTTCAGGTCATCGTAGAGTAGACGAACATCCCTATCAGTCGAACCCTTGGGTAACTTTACAAAAAAATAGGGTTCGAAAACAGTCGTCACACACACGGATTTACCATCTTCCGTTTTTCCTAAAATACTAATCATGTGTTCGTCATCGACATCTCGCGCCTCCCAAGTCAAAGCTTGGAACACCACCATATGTTTACAATGAGCCAAAATTTTAATATCATTTATTAATAAATGTCTGCCGCTTTAATTGAGCTCGTGTCGGTGGGTGCCCAGGATGTCTACATCACTGGTAACCCCCAGGTCAGTTTCTTCCGCCAGAACTACAAGCGCTATACCAACTTTGCCATGAAGCCCGAGCGCATGGACTACATCGGCACTTTTGGTGCGAACAATGAAGTTGCCATTCCCATTCGCTCGAAGGGTGATCTCATGAGTTACATCTGGATTGAGTCTAATGGTATCGCCGGTGTTCAAGAGAATGCTACGGGTCTATTCTCGAACGCCGCCGCCAGTCCCACCGAATTTTCGTTGTGGATCGGTGGTCAGAAGGTATCCCAATTGGATTCCCTCTTCATTCAGGGTGTACACAACCCACTCATGCGGGACACCACCGCGAAGGCGTCGATGGCTGTCACGACCAACGCTAAGAAGGAAAACAACACAGGTAATCATTACATGATTCCGTTCTTCTTCGGTGAAGACTGGACCAAGGTGCTCCCTCTCGTGGCGCTTCAGTACCATGATGTCGAGATCCGCATCAAGTGTCGCGATGGGTATATTCCCACCGATACACCCAAGGTGTACGGTAACTATGTCTACCTGGATACGGAAGAGCGCAAGTTTTTCACGGACAGCGAACACGAACTTCTCATTACCCAAACGCAGTATCAGCTCGCTTCCAACACGGATACCGATATCGATCTCAGTTATTTCAACCACCCCGTGAAATCTCTCCACGTTGTTTCTGGTAAAGCTTCGGGTAGCGACTGGGCCGACGAGTACAACTTTTCAACCTCCTCTCTCTACATCAATGGTACTGCACTTTTCGAAAACACTTCGAACGTCTATCACCACGATGTCGTACCCGAGATGCACTGTACTGATCTCCCCGATAACATCCTCGATGATCTTCCCACCTACTCGTGGCCTTTCTGTCTCACCATGAGCAAGATGCAACCCACTGGGTCTCTTAACTTCTCCCGTATCGATAACGCGAAGATCGTACTCAACAACCCCACCGGTGGTAACCAGCTTCATCGTGTATATGCGGTCAACTATAACATTCTTCGTATCAAGAATGGTATGGCTGGTGTCGCTTTCGGTAACTAAGTAAATCGCGATCCACTAAAAAAATAAGTAAAATGGTAAAGTCTCGTAAAGCGTCCAAGTTCATTATCGATCTTGGACCAGAAATAGACAAGGTTGTCAAGAAGAAAAATGCAAAAATCAGGAAACAGAAAGTGATCATCGCAGAACTGGAGGATAGAATTCGAAACAGGGGTGATGATATGAAGATGAAAAAGCAAAAACTTATCATATCCAGTCTACAGGAGCGGATTATTGAAGCAGAGAAACGCGCAGTCGCGGCGGAAAATGAAACTCGTCGATACAAGGTTCGCCGTGTTGGTATAAGTAACAAAACGGTGGAGAATGCATTCAAGAACTTACGAGAAGGTAAATCTCTCTCGAGAATGAAATCAAATACGATACTGTTGATTCAACAGTCTGGTCGTTGGGATGAAGCCAGAAAGATTCAGGCGCAGAGAAAGTTATGTTAGTTCCAGTTATCAATCAAAGTTTTCGTCTTTTCATACATTCCCTTCCCATAGAAGGTCTTGTCCTTCTCTCCTACCCAAATTGTGAGTCGGTCTTCAAGGAACTCCTTGAACGCATCCGAGTCACAGTTAGATTTGTACTGAACCTTTTCACCCTTAAGTGCCTGCTCCATAGCAGCTAAACGACTATCCATTGAACGCTCAGCAAACTCAGTAGGAGTGATACGAGTGGACACATCAGTGGTTTTCTTGCTCATTTATACTATGGACGCACCTATCCTTTATTACTGTAAAGCATGCAAAAGAACTTATGATGGTCATGCCCAATGCTGCTTCGAGATGGAACATGTCGAAGTTAAAATCCCTACAAATACTAAATGATACCACTTATCATAGCTGGTGCCCTTACTGGAGCTCTCGCATACACCTTTATGGGACAGAACCTCGTGTCTTCCTCCGAGGCCAAGCGGCTCATTAAGGAAGGTAAGATAAAGAAGGTGATTGATGTTCGTACGATCACCGAGTATCGCACAGGACATTACCCCAGAGCACTTCATATCCCCGCTGATAAGATTAACGAGAAGACCACCACAGAACTTCCCAAGAAGGGTTTACTCGTCTACTGCAACACTGGGCAACGGGCCAGATTTGCAGCAGAGAAACTGGAGGAACTTGGGTTCGACGACGTCTACTACATCGCCGGGCACTACTCGAGCTTACTTTAGCCTGACCCCCAGAACCCTCCTCAATTTCTGAAGGATACCAGGGTCTGGGATGGCTCGACCCGATTCGTACGCACCTATAATACTCACATTCACCCCGACCACGATTGCTAAATCTTTTTGTGTTTTGAAACCTTTAGCAATACGCCCTTGTTGAATCATCTTTGCCATAGAGAGTGGAACCTTCTTGTGTGTTCCCAGCTCCTCATCCTCCAACTTTTGCTCCTTCGTGCGCTCATGGTGCTTGTGTGGAGGTTGCTTCATGGGTGTAGCTTTTCCATGAATGATAACTGGATTCCAATCCTGGTGATTCATCTGTTTAGATAGTACGTTTTGTTTTTAAGACATTTTCTAAACGTTCCTTTTCCTTCCGCATAAAAATTGTCAACTGTTCAACTTTACCCTCGAGTGTTACCCGTCCATGTTGTTTCGTGGAAGAGACATTTTCGACGCGCACCAAGTCTACCCAAGACATCTTTGAATCGGGAGTTTTACTGTGATGTATCGCCAATACAGCTGCATCTCTCTTCACATCCTTGGGGAGGTGTTCACCATCGTAGCACACGACAACATGAGCACCTGGATATCCACTCGCATGCATCCACCAGTGCTTCGGGTCGCTTGTATTCGTCAGACAGTCATTTTCTTTTGCAATTTGTCCAACTCGGACAGGTATATTACCCGATGCGATGTATTCGTACATTCTATTTCTTCGTTACAATTACAATGCACGTCATTCTTAAGCCCAGTCCCTCAGTGACCCACAAGTATCGTGTCATCCTCCCAAGTAAAAGAGCTATCGATTTCGGTCAGAAGGGTACTCAGTATTACCCCGACCATGGCGACGCTCGTCTCATGCGTGCACATCTTATTAGGAAGGGAGCTGTCATTCCTAAGAAGTTGCGGATAGAAACAAACCACCACGAAATTCATAGAGGTATGCTTAGTGTAGAAGAAAGTGAAAAGGAAGATTGGGAGGACTTTTTCAGGGCGGACTACTGGGAACGATGGATGCTCCTGTCATACCCGGATGTTAACAAAGCCAAGCTCTACATGACTATGCAAAAAGGTATTCTTTTTATGCCTACACATGAGGACCTTTGGTTTTCTAATTGCCAGTAGATCCAAAACCACCTGAGCCTCTATCCGTATCTTCCACTATGTTGATTTCTTTGATAGGTGGCGTTTCACATTTCTCAAGAACGAGCTGAGCGATGCGATCACCCTTCTTAACCTCAAAGTCTTTGTCCCCATGATTGAAGAGAACGACTTTGACTTCACCCGTATAGTCCGGATCAATGACCCCAGCCCCAACTTGGATTCCGTGTTTGACTGCAAGTCCTGATCGAGGCGCAACTCGTCCATAGACTCCCGGTGGGAGAACAATTGTGATCCCCGTGGAGACAAGCCCTCTCTCCGACGCACGAATAACACAAGACATATTGCCATAGAGGTCATAACCCACAGAATCATTGGAGCCACGAGTAGGAATAATAGAATCATAAGTCAGTTTCTTAACCCCGAGGGACATACTGCTTATCATTGTATTGTAATCCTTAAGTTGCACTCAAAGGGTTTCGAACCCTTGACCTCAAGCTTACTAAGCTTGCGCTCTACCACTGAGCTATGAGTGCGGTATGCTGAGAGCGGGGTTCGAACCCGCGCGTGCATAGCACAGACGATCTTAAGTCGTCCTCCTTAGACCACTCGGACATCTCAGCCCGAGTATTTTAGTGTTCAAATCTTTAAGCACTTCGGTGGTGGTTCGAATGCTGTCTGTTCTTTCAGTTCCTTACGTTGCTTCAACTTCTTGATGTCTGCACCTTGACAATCATGCTTCGTCAAGTTGATGCAACTCGGACAGAAACTACCTTCACAATAATTACAATCAATGGGGACACCACACTTCTTCCTACAAAGCTGGCACGGCATTCTTATTGTTAACTTGGATAAAGATTTTAAGTGACTTTCGTACAGAATGTCCCTCACTTACGCGTTCGCCAAGCCAGTCGTTCCCACTGAGTACTCCCGCCTCAAGACAACCCTAAAGAGGTCTACAGCTGGATATGGAACTGCTTTGAGTGCCTCATACTTCATCACACAAGGTGCCGACCAGGGTGTATCGGCCGTTTTGGGAGCTGCCGCGTCGTACGCGTATGTGACCCTTCTCTCAGATAGGGTGGACAAATTTGAAAATTCGACATTTCAAGCGGAGTTTTTGGCGCCTCTCGGTGCCGCCGCCTTTGAAGTGTCGTGGAATAATGCACCTTTCGCATTTGACTTTGATTATGGAGCTACTTTTG